TCAGTCGGTCGGGGCCGGGGGCTCCGGCTCCTCGGTCGCGGGCGGCTCGGTGGGTGTGGTGATCGCCTTCGTGACGATCGAGTCGACGCGGTACGTCTGCCCGATGCGCGTCAGGGACACCACGTCCCCGAGCGCGAGCGTCAGCCCGGCGGAGACCGTGACCGGGATCGCTGACTCCAGCCAGACGACGATCACCCGGCCAGTCCCGCCTGGCTGCGGCACCCACGCGACCTCGGCGGTGTTCGCCTGCGGTGGCGGGGCCGCGAACAGCGGCTGTGGCATCACGCACCCCCGGTCAGGCTCGTCAGGGCGGAGATGTCGAACGACCGTGCCTGAGCGTCGATGACGCCCTGGTTGCCCAACGGCACCGTGAAGGACCCGAGGACGAGGTCGTACGCGTCGGTGTCGGTGATGACCGTGATCGGGTCGTCGGCCTCGAGCAGCGGGTTACGCAGGCCGGTGAAAGCGACGTCGAGGCGGTTCCCGACGGACCGGTCACACAGGGCCTTCGCTGCCGCCTCGCACTGCTCCCGTGACGTCAACAGGCTCGTGCGCATCGTGTTTCGGTTCACCCCGAACGGGCCGTCGACGCGGGTCGCGGACGCCGGGTTGGTGTCCTCGTACACGCCCTGCACCGCGGCCTGGTCGGCGCGCTCGGTCACGACCCGCCACGCGTTGTAGACCTTCGACCAGTCGACCTTCGTGTCGACGTCGATCAGGGTCTCCTTGTGCGCGAACTCCCACAGCGCCGGCGCGCCCGGTGTCGTGATCGGGCGGATGACGTAGACGTGCGGCACGGGGGAGGCGTAGACGCGGGCGCCGATCGCCGCCGCCAACGCGGTGACGGCGTTGATCCGCGACGTGAGGTCATCAGCCCACACGACCTCGGGGATCGTCTCGTCGTTGCCGGTGAGGTCCACGATCTGCGCCTGCGGGTCGCACTCCTCGATTAAGTACGCGATCGCATCGACGTACGTGCACGCCGGGTTGGACACCACCGGTCGGGTGAACCCGTTCTGCGCGACCATCACCATCAGGTCCGGCGACTCCACCCGGATGCGGCCCTCCGGCCACGACGCCGAAGGGGTCATGCACCGGCCCGTGTGGACCGGCACGAGCTCGGACGCACCGTTGCCGTGCCGGACACCGGTCGTGACCCGCAGCTCGACGCCGGGCTGCATCAGGACGCGGGCGAGGTCTCGCCCGTCGGAGTCGTAGTCGGCCTGGAACGTCAACGATGCGGTGCGCCGCACGTTGGAGTCGAGGTCGACCCGAACGGACGACTCGTCCTGCAGCAGCGGCAGGTTGGGCCACACCGGCTGGTCACCGAGCCACGCATCGACGCGGGAAGCGACCTCGTGGGACTCGACGTGCGCGGCTAAGAACGCCGGTGACACCGTCAGGTCCGCGACGGGCATCGTGCGGACGAGGTCCCCGAACGGCCGGTCGATCAGGTTCAGGATCGGCGGGTCCGGCCACGACGGCTCGGGAGGCTCCGGGTCGGGGTTCTCCGGTGTCGGGTCGGGCGGCGTCGGGTTCGGCTGCTCCGGGTCGACTGGGTCGTCCGGTGTGGGTGTCGGGTTCTCCGGGGTCGGCGCCGGCGTCGGGGGAGTCCAGAACGTGCCGCGGAAGATGATCGTGGAGTACGTCCGGTCGTCGCGGGTCTTCTTCGCGACGGTGCCACCATTCGACATCGACTCGCTGATGCCCGGCGTGCTGGTGTTGCCCTCGATCGTGCGCAGGTTGTGACCTGTCGTCTGCGAAAACTCAACGATGCCAACGTGATACGGCGTCCCGTTCGACCGCAGGTAGAAGATCACGTCGCCCGGCTTCGCCGCCGCGTACGACACCTGATCCCACAGGTCGTCCTTCTTCATCCACGCCACAAGCGCCGGGGTGTACGCCGGGCTGCTGCAGTACTTCGCCCAGTCGTACCCGGTGCCCTTGCGGATCGCGAGACGAACGAAGTCCGCGCACCAGTACTCCGGCTGCCGGCCGAGCTCGGCCAGGCCCGGCCAGGCGGTGCCGTAGTACTTGCCCTTGTACTTCGTCCACAGCGCGTTCGCTGAGGCGACGATCTGCCCGGGGGTGCCGAGGATCGTCCCGGACGGCTGCGTTGTCGGCGACGTCACGGGAGGCTTCGGCGCCGACGCGGCCGTCGGGACGATGCTCGACCCGAGCGCCTTGAACGCGTTGAACATGCGCGTGCGCTCGGTCATGCCGTACGGGGTGCCCGTCGACAACGGTGTGCCACGGTTCACCGCACGCGACACCAGCAGAATCGAGCCGGTGTCGGCGACCTGCATCAGGTTCTTGTACGTGCCCCACGTGGTGCGGGGGATCGTCCAGTACCAGACGCCACCGAGCCACGCCCACCGCATGTCGCCGAGCGCGGACGGGTTGTTCACGAACACGTTGCCGTCAGTGACCAGGCCCTTGCTCTTGGCCCACGACCCGAACGCCCGGTAATTCGACTGCCACGTCACCTGCTCGAACGTGCGCCCGATGTACGGGGCGTACCGCTGCCCGGTGCCGTACTCCCTCGTCGTGCGGAAGTACGCCGACTCCTGCGCCATCGTCGCGAGGAACGCCGCCGCCTGATTCAGCGTCCGGACGCCCATCATCTTCATGGCCTCGTTCGCGCCGGCCGCGAGCCGGTCGAACGTGACGACCTGACCACCGACCGCACCCACCGACGCTAGCGCGGTCTTGATGTGCGCACCAGTCAGAGCCACGCCGGGTCCTCCCGATCCTGTTGTGCCCGTGGGCTGTTCGCGTGTCAGAGGAGATCGGCGGGCTTCGCAGCACCGTCCGCGATCGTGCGGTGCATGTCGTCGATCGGCAACGCCATGTCCCGGATCCGCAACCGCTCAGGCAGCGGCACCGTCGACGGCCGCCGGATCTGCTGCCACGACATCGACCACACCCGCTCGAAGTCGTCGCACACGTCCGTGACCCGGGCGCGCTTCACCTCCAACGGCTGCACCCACGACGGCAGGTCCAGCCCCGGGTGCGCCGAGATGAACAGCGGGCCACCGTCATCCAGCAGCGCGTCGAGCCGGTCCGCGTCCGCGAGCGTCGAGGTCGCGAACGACGTCGACCCGGCCTGCTTCCGGCGCCGACCCGACCGGACCACGATCACGTCGTCACGACCCGGCACATCCACGAACGTGGCGTCCAGTGCCCGGGTCCGGTCGTCGTCGGACTCGACCTCGACCGGGATCGACAGGCCCGGCCGGTACGGGTGCACCAGGTACGTCGCCTCCAACGTCGGCATCGTCACCGTATCCGTGGACCGGCCGTTGATCTCGTACCGGGCCTGCACACCCTGCTGCAGCTCGTAGTCGCGCCAGGTGCGGGAGTCCTCCGACGTGGTGCGGACACCGTTGCGGACCTCCCGGCCGGTGCGGGGGTCGATGGTGACGCGGATCAGCGACGACAGCGCCGACGTCGCGGTGATGAGGATGTGCGGTGCGCCGTCGTCGACGACCTCGGTGACGGTGATCTCCTGCGGCCGGAACGTCATCGCCCGCACCGACGCGGTCGCCCACAGCCGGTTCGGTTCGTCCTCGACGGAGAAAACCATCAGCACGGACCCGTCAGGGTTACGCACCACCCCGGCGTACATCGCGTACAGGCCCAGGTTCGTCGGGTCCGGGTACGTCGAGAAGTTCCGGCCGCCGTCGACCGACAGCGCCCACCGGAACGGGCCGTGCGTGCCGTCGATCACCGGCTGCTGCCGGTACACCAGCATCAGCGTGTCGTCAGCGACCTGCGCGATCGTCGGCGACCCCGACGCGCCACCGACCGCCTCCGACCACCCATCCCAGGTGACCAGGTCACGCGACCGGGACGTGCGCGTCACGTAATCGACGTCGCACCGGACCGCCATCACCCACTGCGACCCGTCCCACACCAGCTTCGGCTCCGCCAGGTCAGCGTTCACCGCGGCACGGTTCGGGAAGATCGCCGGCGACCACGTCGCACCCATGTTCGTCGACACGACGTACATCGGCTCCCAGTGGGCCGCGCCAGGGCCACGCCCGTACGCCGTCGCGACCAGCTGCACCGTGCCGTCGGGCAGGGTGCGGGTCGCGAGGTCGTTCCCGAAAGCCCACGACGCGCCCGCGAACGGCACCGGCCCGACCCGCGTCCACTTCGCCCCGTCGGTCGAGGTGACGAGCTCCTGGGTGTACGTCTTCGGGGTGCCGGTGCCGGCGACGACGACCATCAGCGCGTAGAACCGTGCGACCTTCTCGACCCACACGACACCGACCGGGGACACACCGGCCGTCGTGGACGGGGCGTCCCACACCATGCCCCGCTGCGTCCACGTCATCCCGTTGTTCGTCGACGTCGCGCCCTTCGCGTGCGACGTCGGGTCCGTCGCGTGCCCGTACTCCTTCGCGGACCGCCACAGGGCGACCACGACCGTCTTGTTCCGCGCGACCACCGGGAACGAGTCGTACCGGGCCGCCTGGTCGAACACGACCCGTGTCGGCTGCTGTGGCGTCAGGTCGATCATCGCTCCACCCCCGGGATCGTCGAGCCGTACGACGCCTGCTGCGCCTGGTAGGTAGTGGTCGACTGCCCGATCACACGACCGTCGAGCTTCACCACGGTCTGGCCCGGCTGCACCGTCGGGACGGGCAGCGCACCGACGACCTCGGTCACGATCTGCCGCACCGACGGGCCGGCGTACGACGACACCTGCGGGCCGGCCATCGCGTACGCCTGGTTCGTCGCACCCCGCAGCCCGATCAGCGCCATGTTCGCGTCCCGGCGAGCCTTCACCGCCGCCGCAGCAGCCTCACGCGCCGCCTTCGCCTTCTCCTGCTTCGCGGCCAGGTCAGCAGCCTTCTTCTCCTGCAGCGCCTTCTTCGTCGACCCGTCCAGCTGGCCGAGCAGCTTCGCGCGCCGGTCCTCGAGCGCGTCGTTGTACGCCACACCCCGGGCAGCCGCGAGCAGCTGCGACGCTGACCCCTTCGCCAGGGACCGCGCCGTACGCTGCGCCGTCGCCGACCCGTCCTGCAACAGCGACAGCGCCAGCTTCGGCTGCCCCTTCTTCCGGATCGTGTCCAGGTCGTCGAGGAACTGCCTGGTCATGTACGACGTGTTGCCCGTCGCCTGCACGAACAGCTGCCCGTCGGTCTTCTTCGACGCCGACACCTGCGCGTTGTACGACGCGGTCGCAGCGTTCACGTTGTCCTGCGCCTTGGCCTGCTTCGCCAGGGCGTTCGTGACCGCGTTCGCTGCCGCGACCCGCTGCGCGTGCGACGCGTGCTTGTCCAGGCCATCACGGCGAGCCCGGGCCGCCCGCAGGTCACGGTTCGCCTTCGCGAGCGCGTCCGTGAACCCCTTCAGCCGGCCCTTCGTCTCCGAGATCGTCTGAGCGTCCACGCGCAGCGACCCGGTCAGCTGGATGATGCTGCTGATGTCGGGGTTCCACCCGATCAGCGACTCACCACCGCCTGCGTACCCGGGCAGCCCGGACGCGGCGCCGCCGCCTGCGTACCCGGCGACCATCCCGGCACGGACGATCTTCTCCAGGCGGCCCTGGCGGGCGAGCGCACGCATCGCGTACTGGGTGGCGTGGCCGCCGCCCTTCTCGACCTCGTCACCGGTCCACACGTGCTCGAAGTTCGACAGGGCGTAGTGCCCGGCGCGGCCCTTCGCGAGGACCGAGTCCGACGTACGCGACCCCGGGCCACGAACCTGCCCGCCACGCAGCGCGTCGAACGCCTCGCCGCCGGTCTGGTAGCCGGGGAGCACACCACCGATACCACCGGTCGCGTTACCGGCCATGACCTCACGGCCAGCCCTGGCGACACCACCGATCGTGCGGACCTTGTACGTGATGGACCGTGTCACGTCGACCGCCGTCGACAGCAGCGACCGAACACCGCCAGCCGCGCTGGCCGCGTTCGTGGTGTACGTGATCCGGGCGCTCTTGTCCTTCGTCGCGTTCAGCAACGAGATCACCACGGTCTTCGTACCGTTCGCGTTCGTCGATGTCGTGATCGTCGGGGACTGCTTGTCGAGCGTCTGAGCGGCTCGAGTCGCAGCCTCCACCGAACGCCGCGACTCCGGGGCGTCCGTCGACGTGTGGATGTTCGGGGACTGCTTGTCCGCCGTCTGCGCCGCCGACGTCAGCGACCGGATCTTCGCCGTGTCCGCCGCCGCAGACGGAGCCTTCGAGTCGATCGTGATCGTCCCGTCAGCGTTCACCCGAGCCGACGCCAGACCGTCGATCTGCCGCTTCACAGCAGCCGCCAACGGAGCCGACGGCGTAATGACGATCTTCGACCCGTTCATCGACATCGCCTTCGCCGAGATCCCAGCGAGGTTCGCGATGATCGCCTGCGCACCCGGCGTCGACACCGGGATACTCACGTTCCGGCCGTCGAGCTGGATGACCTTCTGCCCGAACTGGTCGATGCCATACGACGCGCCAGGAAGGCCCGGAACCGCGACAGTGGTACTGACACCCTTCGGCAGCTTGAACAGCGAGTTCGCGAGCCCCTCAGCCTGGGTCTTCGACATGCCCATGGCTGTCGCGTTCTGGATGAACGACGAACGGCCAGCCGCGAGAACGGCATTCGCCTGCGCCTGCGACCCGCCAGCCTTGAGGATCGACGACGCGTACCCAGTCGCCGACGACGCGATACCGTCCAGTGCAGCCTGGTTCGCGCGACCCTTCGACGTGCTGATGTCGAGGGTTCGGCCGTTCTCCTTGACCGCCGAGTTCGCGTCGTCGATGGCCTGCTGGAACCCACGCGCCGAGTCACGCTCGCCAAGGAGACCCTGCCCGAGAGACTTGTACCCGTCAGCGAGGCGCTTCGTAGCCTCCGCAGCGTCCTTAGCCGCGATGCCGGTCCGCTTGATCTCCTGACCAAACGCGTCGACCTGCGGGGCCGCAGACGCGGCAGTGGTCTTCGTCTCCTTGAGTGCCGTGTTGTACTGCGAGAACATCGCCGCGACCGCCGGACGGTCCTTCGGGTCGATCGCCGACATCAGCTTCTCGTACGACGCACGAGCCTGATCCGCGTGCCCCGACTGGACCATCTGAGCCAGCCCGCCATCCATGCGGGTGACGGACTCCTTGAACTCGTTCGACCGGCGCGACCCGTCCTGCAGGTTGCCGAGCCAGTCCGTGAACCCGTCGTTGAACGACGCGAAGTGACCGCGCGCGTTCACACCGAACCGCTGCAACGCCTCGTCGGTCGTGATGACGTCGTTGCGGAACGGGCCCATGCCCTGCCCGCCACCGAACATGCGGAACGCCTCACCCGACAGGTTCGCGTTCTTCCCCAGCGCGCCGAGCTCGGTCGACAGCTCGGACGCGGAGTGACCGCCCATCATGGCCTGGGTCTGGAACTGCGCCAGGCTGGAGGCGAGTGCAGCGACCCCGACGACGGGGGCAGCCGCCACCAGGAGCCGCTGCGCAGCAGCGAGACGGGTAGCAGCACCGGTAGCGGTCGTCATGCCGACAGCGGATGCCTTCGCCGCGGTACCGGCAGCGGTCATGCCCGCGGCGGACGCCGTCGACGACGCGCCGAGCCGGGTCATGGCGCCGGACAAGCCACCGACGATCGCTGCGAGCCCGTTCCACGCCTTGAACGCCAGGCCCCCCTGGACAGCGAGGGTCACCAGCGCTGTGAGGACCGGCGTCGGGATCGCGTTGATTGCCGACGCGAGCGCAGTGATCGCCGCGACGGTCTGACCGCCCAGTGGGCCAAAGGCCGCGATCAGGTGACCCACGGCCGGGATTAACTCGGCGAGCATCTGCTCGACCGCGGGCAGCTGTGACTGTGCCCAGGATGCGAAGTCGCGCATCCCGGACCCCTTGGTCCAGGTCTCGAACTTCGCGGACAGGTCGACGGCGTGCAGGCCGATCGTCTGCATCAGCGGGTCGAGCGACTGGAAGATGTTAAGCAGCCCGGACGCGCCGTGTGAGGCCGCGATGCCGAACGACGACGACAGCCCAGCAACGGACTTCGTCAACGCGGGCATGCGCGACTGCAGCCCGGTGACCTGGGACTGGAACGGGCCGAGCACGTTTGCGGCCGCCGTCGCAGCGAGGTCGTCGAGGTTCCCCTTGAGCGACGACAGGCCGGACGCGTACGCCGCAGCCTGGGGCCCGGACGACTTCATCGCGTTCGAGATGCCGTAGATCGCCAGGCCGCCCGCGACACCCATGCCCGCGAGGCCGATGCCAGCCGCAGTCGCGGCGCCGGCGAGCGGCACCAGGCCGGGGCCGAGAGCTGCCGCCGCGACGACAAGGCTGCCGATGGACAGCGACGACCGGTCCGACAGCTTCTGCGTGGTCTGGATCGATCGGCCGAGACGGTCCTGGTCCGCAGCAGCCTTACGCGACGCGCTGCCGAGCCGGTCAACGTTCGCCGACGCGGAGGCCGTGGACTGCCCGAGCGCCTTCGTGTCCCGCGACGCCCGGTCACCCTTCGACGCAAGCTGATCGGTGGCCGCCGCCGCAGCCTCGATCTTCGCGATGTACCCCTCAACAGAGGCGTCGAGGTCGACCTTGACTTGGCGGCGATCGGACATCCCGCACCTCCGATCAGGGGTACGCTCAGCGCTCTGAGCAGAGGGGGATGGGGATGAAGGGCAGTAACAAGACGACGCCGGCGACACTCATGGCCGGCGGGATGGTCATCGCGGTGGTCGCGTTCCTGATCGGAGCCGCAGAGCCGATGTCAGACACCGGGCCGGTCTTCTACCTCGGCCTCGTCATCGCGGCAGCCGGCGCAGGATGGTGGCTAGCGCGCGGTCACCTCGCCGAACATCGCGCCCGGAAAGCGCGACGCTCTACCGGCGACGGCGCCTGAGCTGCGGACGGCCGAACCGCATCCAGCCGCGCTGGTCCTCGCGGGCAGCCCTGTGCGCCGCCTCCTGCGCCTTGCACGAGTAGCAGGGTGTCGGCGGGGCCATCCGGTACGCCGCGACGTTCGCCTCGTCGGTCGTCTCGTGCAGCGGGTTACCGCACCCCGGGCACAGCCCGTCCTCGAGCTCCTGCAACGCGAGCGCGGCGGCACGGTCCTCGTACCGCCACGCCCGCCACTGCGACATGCTCAGCCCGTACGATCGGGCGCACCTCAGCTCTGAGACGAGCCCTTCCTGCCCAGGACTTCCGAGGTGCTCGGCGAGAAATCCGGCAACACCACCGAACGCTCAGTGAGGTCGAGCGCCGCCGTGTAGATGTCGAGGAACCGGCCAGCACCGATGCGCTTCCCGAACTCGCGCCACTGATCGGCGGTCAGCTTCGGCTCGACGACCTGCACGGCCAGCTGCTCGTGTCGCAGGTCGAGGCTCTTGTTCGCCATGGATCGGTTGACGAACTCGCGCCAGGTGTCAGGGTCGATCGCGCGGATTCGGAACTTCACCGCTGACGCGTCCATCTCGTCGCGGAGGCGCTTCGCACGGTTCGCGTGCTTGCGGGCCTCGGCAGCGTGCTTCTTCTGCGCGTCGTCGTCGCCCTCGGCTTCAGCGATCCGAGCCCATGTGAGCGCGGCGTCAGCCTCGGCCTGGGCTTCGGTGAACTCCTTGGTGCGGTTGATCTGGAAGACCGTCACGGTCTCCTCGTCGACCTCGAACCCGTTGAGGAACGCCTCGAAGTCGAACGCGGCCGGGTCCTGCACGTCGGCAGCCTTCTTCGCGGCGGCCATCAGGCGTCACCCTCCGGGCGGGTCCAGCCCAGCTGCTCGAGCAGCGCGACCTGGTCCTCGGGGATCTCGACGTGAGACAGCCCCTCGTAGTCGGTGGTTTCCATCGGGATGTGGATGGTCAGCGTCGGGAAATCGTCATCGTCGCCGACCTCGATCTTGAGGTCGCGGTTGACCATCTGCGAGACGTCTAAGCCGTTGATACGCAGGTTGCCGACGTTGCGCAGGCCGTCCCAGGACAGTGAGACATGGTTGCTCGGAACGGAGACGCCGTTCGCTCGCGCTCGCTCGGCGTTCAACGCCTCGACTGCGCTGCGCGCGTTCTCCATCGACTCGATGAACTTCTCGACGTTCGCGTCGAGGTTGATGGTCACGCTTCTGCTCTCAGGCATGGTGAATCTCCTTGCGGCTGTGGGTGTTTCACGGCTCGCGGCTGATGAGAAGTTGAGGACCGGGCGCGCTCCAGCCGCAGGAACGCGCCCGGCCCGATCAGAGGGGACGTCAGGCAGCGACGACGACGTCCTCGAACAGACGACCCGACACGACGAACTTCTGCTCCACGAGCAGCTCCCCGTCCTCGCTGATCTGCTGCTTGTTCTGCGAACCCGCACGGACCGTCCACACGTCCACGACGTCAGCGGCCACGATCACGGGGTTGTCCTGCACGTCCTTGCCCCACCGGGCAACGAAGTACCCCGCCGTGCCACGCGGGATCGCGGCGTACATCTTGTTCGTCAGGCTGTCCGGGTTCTGCGGGTCGTACACGTACATGATCGGGTCGATCGACAGCTTCCGCTTGCCCAGACCCTCATAGGTCTCCTTCGAGCACAGACGACGACGCTCCTTCGTCTCGTCCTCACTCTTGGGCTTGAAGTTGTCGTCGGTGATGTAGCAGGAGATGTTCAGCGACGTGCCGGCGTTGATCTCCGCCAGCGACGGCGCACCCGGCGTCGTGAGGGTCGGAACCCACATCACGAGCAGGTTGCCGGCCGCCTCCAGGCTCGGGGGGAGCTCCATCGCGGGGACAGACATGTCAGGACTCCTTGCCCGCGCTCTGCGGCGCGCTCTTGCTCGACGGGGTGGTCTTCGGGGTGGTGGGCTGGCCGGCCTTGTCGGTCCGCGGCTTCGCAGGCAGCGGCAGACCAGCGGCGTCGACGGCGTCCTTGCTGTCGAGCACCTTCAGGCCGTGCGACTTCGCGCCGGCGCGGGTGATGGTGATCTGAGCCCCCGTGTCGGGGTCCTCGGCGCGCACCAGGTCGTACGGTGCAGCAGACATGAGCCCTCCTCGGGCGTCGATGGAATGGGTTGGTGCGGCTGGCTTTCGGGGCACGGCAGAGCACCGCTCACGGGTGCGAGCGGTGCTCTCTACGTGCGGTGGGGTGGGGTCAGGCTCGGGTCGACACGAGCCGCCACGACGACGCGCCCTGGAACAGGCGCCGCGTGCCGACCATCTCGATGTTCGGCGGCATCGACCCGTTGTGACCGATCCGCCTCGTACGCCGACCCACGAGCACGGGCCGGGCACGGTAGATCGCCGAGTGGACCCGGGACGCGTACGCCTCGACACCCTCGGCGGACAGCGACACCACGACCGTGCGGAAGTCGACGTCGAACCGGTTCGGCACGTCACACAGGCGCGTCGCGGTCTCTAGCTCGGGCGGCAACCAGAACACGACGTACGGGAACCGCGCCGCAGCGAGACCCTTCAGCTCTTCGTCACTCGGCGGGTCGTTCACGAACGCCCGCGTCCCCGCAGGCAGCAGCGCCAACAGCGCGTCACCGACGGCGCTCACAGGATGTCCGCCCCGACGTCGAGCAACGCACCCGACAGCTTCGGAGCCTCACGCTCCGCAGCACGCGACGGGTCCGGGACCGACGGGCCGGTCTTGTAGTTGCCCAGGTAGAACAGCTGCACCGACCCGATGTCATCGAGCGTCGGGCCGATCTCCGCGTTCAGCCCCTTCTGGTCGTACGAGATGTCAGCGGCGAACTTCCGGTGACGGGTGCCGGAGTCGAACGCGACAGCCTCCTGCTGCATCTGCGTCTTCACGTTCAGCGCACCCTTGGCGACGACCTTCTCGGCCTTCACCTCGATGCTCTGCGCGGCGTCGCGCAGGTCGTCCGCGAGTCGGCGGACCTGCGACATGTCCAGGTGGAAGCCCACGTCACACCTCCGAGACGCCCAGGCGGCGAGCGGTCGTCTGCGATGCCGCGTGCTCGCGGCGGATCCACACCTGGCGGCCGACCAGCGCCGGGTCGTGCACGCCGGTCAGCGCCGTCGCGCGCATCCCCTCACGCACCCCGGCCGACGCCTCGACAGGCAGGTGCAGCTCCAGGGGCAGGAGCGTGATCGTGGACCCTTCGACGACGACGCCCTGGCTTTCGCCGGTGCCGCCGTTCTGTTTCCACCGGCACCGGCCGCGGTACATCTCCTCGAAGGTTTCCTCGTCCTGCCCGGTCTCGGGGTTGTACCGGGTCTTCCCGGTCTTCGCCTCGACGAGCACCTCGTCGACCATGCGTGCCTCGGCGTGCGCGCGGAGCTCGGGGATCGCGGCCTCGATGTCGTCGCCGAACCAGGTGCTCACCACGAGCACCCCGGCGCGTACGACGGCGTGATGGTGAACGCCTCCGACCCATGCCCGGCCGGCGTCAACCAGACCCACCACTCGGGCAGGATCGTCAGCTGACCGGATGCGTTGTCGAAGGTGCTCGACCGGGTCACGGACCCGTCATCGACGGCGACCGTGTGCTGCTCCTGCCGAGACTGGTCAGGACGCTTCAGCCGCAACGTGATCGCCTCGATCAGGACCATCGCGAGCGTGTCCTGATCCAGCTGGTCGAGGTCACCGAGCCGGGCCCGGATTTGGTTCTTCGCCCAGCCCAGCCACAGCTGGGCCTGCTCGGTCTCCTGCTGGGTGAGGGGGCGACCAAGGTTGGTGCCGATGCCCTTGAGCAGGTCGTACTCGTTCATGACCGCCCCCTCGCCGTCAGGACTGGTCGCCGGTGGGCGACTTCTTCGCAGCGCGCGCGGCCGGCTTCTCGGCGGGCGCGTCGGTGTCGTCGACGTGGACGAGGCCCTCGGCCCACTCGGGGACCTCGGTTCCCTCGACCAGCGCGACGGCCTGCAGCGACTCCGGGTGGCGGACGATGACCGTCCGCTTCATGGCCGCCATCAGGACAGCACCTGGATCGCCATGGACGCGTTCGGGTTCGCCGCGACGGGCTCGCCGATCGCGTCCGCCTCGACCTCGACGGAGGAGCCGACCTTTTCGTCCTTGAAGACGCCGCAGACGATGCCCGGCTGCTCGTCGGCCTCGATGCCCCACGACTCGAACTGCGCCGACACGGTCAGACCCCAGTAGGTCGCACCGAGCTGGGAGCCGTCCTCGCTGTCGGGTGCGACCGGCTCGGGGAGCAGGTACACCTTCTTCGGGTCGAGCACCTTCGTGAGGACGCCGTCGATCGACACCGAGCGGTCGTAGATCTCGTACTCCGGCAGTCCGGCGCCGGCGGCGTACGCCTGCACCTCGGAAGCCAGCGGCGGGCGCGAGGCCGAGCCGACGAGCGTCTTGAACTGGTTGCCGGCGGCGAACGCGTTGTACGCCTGACGCGAGCCGAACACCATACGGCCCGGCGCGACGCCGTTGTTCAGCGACGCGTAGAGGTCCTGCCAGGTCGACAGGGCGGTGAGGCGGTCGACGGCGTTGTCGTTCCACCAGCCGCCGGCGCCCGCAGTCGCGGACAGCGACGCGGAGCGTCCGAAGACGTCGTTGATCGCGAAGTTGTCCGCGTCGACGACGAGAGCACCCGAGTCGATCACTCGACCGCGAGCCCACTCCTGGCGCTGCGAGATCGCCTGCACGTTGCGCCGGATCGACGCTTCGATGCCCTTCTTGACGCGGTCGTCCGACAGGCGGGCGAGCTCCTTCTGGGTCATCTCGTCCAGCGGCTCCGTGCGCGCGATCGCCGGGAGGTCGATGGTCGACGCCTTGGCGCCCTGACCCTTGCCGATCTGGGGGCGATCGTTGAACGCACGGTACGAGGCCGCGTCGACCAGGCCGGTCGAGGACGGGTAGAACTTCACGTGGTCGGACGGCACGAACACGTTCGGCAGGAACCGGGCGAGCGTGCCGCCCTTGGCCTGCTCGATCTCGTACTGCTCGACGCGTGCGATGCCCGTCGCCTCGACGGGGTTGATGAGGTCAGTCCACAGTCCCATGTGTCATCAGCTCCAGAACGCGAACCGCGGCTGGGGCGCGGTGGACGGGACAGCGAAGCCAGCGAGCGGCACCTTCGCGGTCTTGATGTTGGCTCGGACGACGACGGCGCAGTTGACGTCCTCGACGCCGTCCGTCTTGTGGTCGCCCTTGAGGAAGCCCAGGACGGCGCCGGCGGCGTCGGTCCAGGGCTTGATGACGTCGCGGTCGGCGACGTTCACGGGCAGGCCCGAGGGGAAGTACCCGTCGGGGAAGTGCGTGGCCTTGGTGAAGGTGCTGACGTCCAGGACACCCCCGATGGCCTCATCGAGACCATCGGTGTTGAGCATCCAGGAGTAGTCACCGGTGCCGTACGAAGTGGTCTTGAGACCGGGCATGGTGGTGTCCTTTCAGGACTCGTGTGAGGGAACTACTGCGCCTTGCGCGCCGTGCGGTCAGCCATCACCTGCGCGACGCTCGTCGCGCGCGTGCCGCTGCCGCTGCCCTGCCCCTGGGAGGGGTCAGGGCGGGGTGTCCTCGGCTTGCCCGAGTCCTGGGTGTCACCGCTCGGCGCGAGCCGAGCAGCGAGCTTCTCCATCGCGGCCTGGTCCTTGATGTCGGACAGGAGCGCGAGGTCGTCGTCGTCGGTGATCTTGTGGCGTCGCGCCACGTCATTCACGACGGAGGTGTGAGTGAGGGAGTCCAGCTGGGTCTGCAGCTTCGACACGAGGTCGTCGGTGCTGACCTTCTCCTTGTCCTCGATGCCGAGCGCGGCCTTGAAGCCGTCGCGCATCGAGTTCAGCTTCGTCTCGAGGTCGCGGTTGACCTGCCGCTGGGCCTCGAACCGGTCCTTGTAGTCCGGCTCGTCGTCCTGCTTCTTGGCCTCGTCCTCGTCGGCCTTCGCGGCCGGGGTGTCGGACGGCTTCGGCGCCGGGGGCGTGCCGCCGCCCTGCTCGCCGTCGGTATTGAACAGCGGCCCGAACCCCATCGCGGCGTTCCGGGTGCGCTTGCTGGTGCGGTGCATCGTTCCTCCGGGGAGGTCAGCCCGCCGGCCTTGCGCCGTCGGGGAGGTCTGGGTCGGCTAGCGGACGTAGCCGTAGAGCTTCAGGAGGCGGATCGCGTCTTCGCGGGATTCGGCAATCTCATAAATGCTCTCGGGCATCAGGCGCGGCGCCTTCGATCGTGAGTACCGTTCGCCCTTGCGGCGGATGTCGTCAGCGGCCCGGTTCGCGCGGTTGTCGCGCATCGACCGGTACGCCTCGCCGCGGCGGGTCGTGCCCTCCGTGGTGATGAACAGGTCCCGGCCGTAGACGTCCACCCGTGCCGCGCGTCCCCGTGCGGTCCACCGGTCGCCACGGCCACGGTCGACGACCTGCGCGGTCGACATGCCGGCTCGGGCGTTCACGACCTGCGCCAGGTCGGCGCCGTCGCGGATCGCCTGCGCGCCCGCCTTCGTGAACGACTTGTCCTGCTCGGCTCCGGTCATCGACTCGAACGCCAGGCTCGGGTTCGTCGTCAGGTCGAACGCGGTGTCCTCGACGGCGGGGATGTGGATGCAGTCGCACAGCGGGTGCCGCTCGAACCCCTTGTTGAACCGGTAGAACGCACCGGCCAGGATGATGCACCGCGAGCACGACGGAAGCACCAGCTGCCGCGTGTAGCCCGTGATCCCTGGCCTCGACGTCGACGCCAGCGACGCGCCCGTACGAGCGGTGTCCTGCAGCTGCGTCGCGACGATCCGCTCGAAGTCGACACCCTGCTTCGAACGGCCGTAGTCCAGCAGCGTCGCGAGCGGGCGACCATCCGACGCGAGCTCGGCGAGCGCTTCGAACTGCGGCACCGCGACCGGGTCAGCGGTCACGTTCTGCTCGGCGAGCATCGCCGGCACGGCCTTCACAGCGCGGCCGAACAGCAGGAGACGGAACGCGGTCACGACCTGCAGCAGCCGCGCGAGCGGCTGCGTGCGGACCTCGCTCGCAGCCGTCACCCCAGCCGCGACCAGCAGCGCCTGGCTGCGCTGGGCCTCAACTGCCGAACGAAGCGTCTGCGGCTGCCGCGTCGCCATCGCTCACCCCACGGAGAAGACGAGGTACGACACCCTCGACGGCCTCGTCGGCGAGGCGCTGACGCTCCTGCGCCTTCCGTGGCTCGTCCCAGCCGAGCTCGTCCCACACGCCCTCGACGGACAGGACGCCCTCGGACCGCAGCTTCGTCAGCGCGTCGGCGCGCTGCGAGTACGTCGGGGTCGCCGGGTCGAACCACAGGGTGCGGATGCTGTTCCGGTCGCCCCACTCGCCGGTCCGGAAACGCTCCTCGAGGCCCATGACCCACGCCCACGCGTCGCCGTCGTACCGGTTCATCTCCTCGACGCGGGTGATGAGCCGCGACTCGTCGGCGCGGATCGCGCCCTCAGCGGCAGGGTTCACCGACTGCTGCCCGGCGTATCGGGTCGGGAGACCGAGGACGGCCGCGCACCACGCGAGCATGTTGTTGACGGTGGAGTGGAAGTTGTCGAGGTTCGCCGCAGCGAACTGCCCGAACTTCGCCTCAGGGTTCGACGTCGTCTTGATCGCGGTCATGTACGCCTCCCACGTGGGGAGCGCCTTCCCGTCCTTGTCGACGAAGTCTTCCTTCTTCATGCCGGCCGCCCACCGGTGCGGCAGCGCGAGGGTCTCCGCGGCCACGGACATGTTCGTGATGAGACGCGCGATCGAGTCCGTCATGCCGATGACGTCGGCCATCTCGGACGTGCCGTTCCACTGCCCGGCACGGCGTCGGTTCAGGAACATCACCAGCGGTACGACGCCGAGCTTGTGGCCGTCGCGGTCGTCGACCTCCCAGCCGTTGCGGCCACGCGACACGTACAGAGTCGAATCGGCGAGGTACAGCGTGCCCCGCGTCGTCCGCTCAGCCTCGTCGCGGTAGAGCCGCAGCGCTGACCGGATCGCCCGACGACGCGGGTCCACGTCGCACGCGATCTGCCGCGGGTCCTCCACGGTGATGAGCGGGTGTTCCTCGTCGTCAGCGTTCGACCCGACCGCGACGAACGACCGCCCGAAGATCTTCTCCTCACGCTGCACCAGAGACGACTCCGAAGGCAGGTTGTTGTACTCCCACGCCTCCTGCAACGCCTCATCAGGCTTCGTCGAGTCGTCACGCCGGTAGAACGCGCGCAGCACCTGCCGTCGAGCGGGCTCGTCCACGGCCATGCGCGGCACGTTCACGACCGTCTCGAACTTCCGCAGCTCGGCCGGCACCGCCAAGCCGATGTGCTGCAGCCGCTGCGTGCCCTCGAAGTACCGGTCGAGGCGGACCATGCCCTGCTCGTCCTTGCGCAGACGCGCGGACAGGCGGTTGATCGTGTCCTTCTCGTCGTCGGACAGCACAGACGCCTGGGGGAGAGTCGCCACGCGAACCTCCCATCGGGTCAGGTGAAGCAGAACACTCGGGTGTCGGTGTCGTCCCAGCCCTCAGCACGGGCATCGGACGCCGCCTCATGGCAGATCGTGGAAGTCACAGCGGCGTCGATCTTCTGGTGCTGCGCCGGCTTCCCCAGCTGGTACGTCTCGTTCGGCTTCGCGAGCTTCCGAGCGTTGTTCACGTGCAGGGTCGTGATCGGACACCCGTCGTGCGTGACCGCACCCGACGCGAGGTCCGTGACCATCCGGTCCAGCGCCTCATGCATCGGCCGCGCACGCTTCGTGTCCCAAACCAGGAACGTGTCCGGGCCATGCTGCTCGTCCCACCGCTCAATCTCGGTCTGCCACTGCCACGGGTCGCAGTAGACCCGCCGCAGCTGGTACGTGCGCGCGATCTCGTCCCACGCCGCGTGGACTTCGAGCCTTGGGACGGTGCCGCCCCACTCGGCGGGTAGCCAGATCGTCGGGCGCCGGTCTGGCCCGTACCGGGGCGTGAACAGGTGCCCGCCGCGGGTCTCGAGCTTGATGACCGTCGCGTCGTCGACAGTCGACCCGTCGAACCCGCCACACACCGGCGTACCCGCCGGCGGCGGCTCAAGCCACGTCATCTTCGGACGCACCGGCCCACGCTCCATCCCACAGGCCCGGCGGCAACCACGAACCCTTACCGCGCACCAGACGATTCCCGAAGAACCGCTCCGCCTGCGCCGGGTCGGTCTCGATGAGCTCCTTGGACTCGGCGTCGATGCTGTCGATGTTGATGTGCGTCGCGCCGGCGTACACGTACGCCAGGATCCGGCGCCGCTCACGAGCGTTCATGAACGACAACGGCGTACCGTCCGGGCGCTTCAGCACCGCATCCGGGTCACGCCAGTACCGGAAGATGTCCGTCGCCTGCGACTCCTGCGTCAGCTGCGCAGCGGACGCCATCGCCGGGTCGAACGCGTTCGTCGTCTCCATCGACCGGCCACCCATCGCAGCAGCGCCACGACGCATCGTCTGGAAGACCTCGATGAGCTTGTTCGACTTCGTGTACAGGCCCGACTCGTCGAAGAACGCCTCGTTGATCGGCGCGCCCAGACGTGACTGCGCAGACGCCGTCACACGGTCGATGCGGTCCATGTCCTTGTCGCCCGACGTGCCGACGATCCGCACGAACTCACCACGGGGCAGGAGCGTCTCCCGCAGCGGCCCGAGCCCGATCATCGACACCAGCGGACGCCAGATGTTCGCGACCTGATCGTCCGACGTCGCCATGATCTGGATCAGCGGCGACGGGTGACGCATGCCCAGCGGCTCACCGGGCTCGTACGCCCACACCCACCCGCACGAGCAGCCGTTGTCCTCGCAGTGGTACTCGTCGCCCTCGACCGCCCACCCGGCGAACTCCGACGGCCCCACGGCCGCGAGGCACACGCGCGCCGCAGTCCACGGGCCCTTACCCATCTTCTGCGGTGCGATGACCTGCGAGCGCCGGTAGTGGAACGCCTGGTTCAGCGGAGGCCGGTCAGGGTCGTACACCGCGTCCGGGCGGACCCGCCCATGGTTCGCGGTGCACCAGAACTGCCAGTCGTACTCCCGGAACGCCTTACCCCGCTCGTGACGGTCAGGCACCCGGCAGTGCTGCTCGATCCACCCCGACCACAGGTCACCCAGCGTCGGGAAGTCGACGACGAACTCGTCGTCAGGCGCCGCCACTGACTGCTCGCATCCGCCGCTCACGCTTCGGCTGCTGGGGCGCAGGATCCGACGCACGGTCAGCACCTCGAGCGCCGATCTGATCCGCCGCCACGGCCCAGCCGTTCTCCTTCAGCCCGGCCGGCGTCATCCCGATCTGGTCAGCGAGCCGGTGCAGGCTGTTCTTGTCGGCCGCGGTCGCCTCCGACGACTCGCACAGCACGAACGTCCGCACCCACAACGCGATCGTGTGCAACCGCCACGACTCCGACGGCATCGACCACGCGCACGCCTGCGGGGTGTGCCACGCCCACGCCCACAGCTCGAGCTCTCGCGCCTTGACGTCCTCGGTCGCCGCGTGGTCGTACACCGGCACGACCCGGCCGTTCTCGTCGGTCTCTTTGCGGAACACCTGACGCACCATCAACGGCCACCCAGGAGCCTCGCCGGCGAACCCCTCAGCGGGCAGAGCAGTCAGCTTGAACCCGAGACGATCACTGCGGCCCGAGCTCTCGTCCTTCTGAGGGCCTGAACCGCCCCGGGATGTCCGGAGACTTCATTACTGGAGGATGAAGTCATGGCACGTCCCTCGAAGTACCCGCGTGAGCTGCGGGAGCGTGCGGTCCGGATGGTGACGGAGTCAGTCGCCGCCGGCGAGTACACCAGCGAGTTCGAAGCGATCCGCACGATCGCGGCTCGACTGGGCATCGGGTCTCCCGAGACCCTGCGTAAGTGGGTTCGCCAGGCCCAGGTCGATGGCGGGACCCGACCGGGTCGCACGACCCAGGAGCTGGAGGAGATCCGGGCGTTGAAGAAGGAGAACGCCGAGCTGCGCCGGGCGAACGAGATCTTGAAGTCAGCGTCGGCTTTCTTCGCGGCGGAGCTCGACCGCCCACCCAGGTACTGACCGAGTTCATCGACACTCATCGTGAGGAGTTCGGGGTCGAGCCGATCTGTCGAGTGCTGTGCGAGCACGGCGTCAAGATCGCCCCGTCGACGTACTACGAGGCCCGCGATCGGGCGCCCTCAGCGCGGACGCTGCGCGATGCGCAGGTCGGCGAGCTGATCCGGTCCGCGCGTCAGCAGCGGTTCGTGACCCGGTTCGGTGCGCGCAAGATGTGGTTGCACCTGCGCAGGCAGGGCCATGACGTGGCCCGGTGCACCGTGGAGCGAGTGATGGCCGCGAACGGCTGGCAGGGCGCACTGCGGGGCAAGCAGGTGCGGACCACCATCGCTGACCCGCGCGATGCCCGAGCGGCGGATCTGGTCCAGCGAGACTTCACCGCCTCGGCCCCGAACCGGCTGTGGGTCGCTGACTTCACCTATGTCGCGACCTGGTCCGGGACCGTCTACGTCGCGTTCGTCATCGACGTCTACTCCCGGATGATCGTCGGCTGGCGCGCGGCCACCAGCATGAGCACCCAGCTGGTGCTGGACACCCTCGAGCACGCGATCTGGTCACGCCGCCAGCACGGCGTGGACGACCTGACCGGGCTGGTGCACCACACCGACGCCGGCAGCCAGTACACCTCTTTCGCCTTCACTACCAGGCTGATTGACGCCGGCGTGGACCCATCAGTGGGTTCGGTGGGCGACGCCTACGACAACGCGATGGCTGAGTCCCAGATCGGCGCGTACAAGACCGAGCTGATCCGTCCCGACGGGCCGTGGCGCGATGTCGAGCACGTCGAGCTCGACACCCTGCAGTGGGTCCACTGGTTCAACCACGACCGACCCCACGAGTCCATCGACGACCTGACACCCATCGAGGTCGAATCAGCCCACTACGCTGCACGAAACCGTCTCATCCCGTCCGGGTAGAGACACAACACGAAGTGTCCGGAAACCCCGGGGCGGTTCAGCCCGAACGGTTCCGCGCGCCACCACTGCCCATGCTCGATCACTCCTCAGCGGCCTCGCGCCGCGAACCGTCAGCGACTGAGCCTCGCGCTCAGCCGATCAATGCCAGCTGCTCGCCGCCACCTCGCGCGCCCTTCGACACGTTGCACCGCAGGTGAGCGAGCTGCACATTCGCCGGCGCATGGTCGCCGCCTTCCGAAAGCGGCACGACATGATCGAGAGACGGGCTCATCGGATGCGGCCAGACAAGATCCATGGCCACACGCCGACCGCAGAGACCACACTTGAACCCATCGCGCTTCGCGATCACGTCCCGCTCGACCGGATCGCCCGTCGACGCCGAGACCTTCAACGCCCGGCGCCGGTGGTACGAGTCCCGCCGGGCGTCAGTCCACGGCGTCTTAGTCGAGATCCTGCCCTCAGCGCGGAGGACCCGGCGATAGTGCATGTTGCACATGCCCTTCGCCCGAACCGACCTCTCGCAATCATCGGCCGAGCACCTCTGCGACGCGGCGTCTCGGTACGCCGCGCTCTTGCATCTCGCCGAGCAGAACGTCGATCTGCCTCCGCGGGCGAACTGACGACCGCAGCGAGCGCACTCCCGCCAGTCGAGGACCGAGAACGCGCCATCCCAGTCCGGCCAGGCCGGTTGGTCATGAACTCTCGGAGTACGCACTCGACGAGCGAGATACCGCGCGCGGTCGTAATGGTTCCGGCAGAGGCCGCTCGCGCAAATGGTGCGCACGCAGTCTTCTGACGAGCAGGTACGCTCGGTCATGTCAGCCTGTTCCTTCAGGTTGGACACGCCCTCGGACGGTTGCAGCCGTCGCGGGGGCTTCTTATGCACTCTGTGGTATTCGAAACGCACCCGCCGAATGTCTGAACCCGATTTTTATCGGAGACAGCTCTCCGGCGGTAAACGTGGCGGCCCGCTTCGGCCCCACCCCCCTGGTGCCTGGTGCTATGCCGCGACTACATCCCGCTTCGATGAGTTGCAGTGGAGGCAGCAGCATCGGAGGTTCGTCAGGGTGTGTTCGCCGCCTCGGCTGAGCGGGACGACGTGGTCGACGGTCGCGCTTCGAGGGTCGAATGGCGAGGTCGCTTTGCTGGTGTCGGTGCCGCAGAGGTAGCAGCGGAAGGCGTCGCGCTCGAAGATCGCTTCGCGTTCGACGTGATGGATCACGGTCGCCCCGAGCTTGGCTGCTCTCTGCATGGCTGATGCTGCCCAGTCGTATCCGCTGTGCGTTGCCACGCCGAACTGGATCAGCGTTCGGCAGCGGACCGAGCAGGCCGGTTCGCGCCGCTCGTCGGCGAGGCGTGTGACCTCGGTGCCACAGGCAGCGCATGGCACGAGCACCTTGCGGTGTCGCTCGTCTGGTTCGTAGCGCGCTTGGTTGTAGTGGGTGACGCACAGCCCTTTGGCTCGGTGCGGCTTGTCGCATCCGTCGACGGTGCAGGTACGCTCGCTCATGTTGTTCCCCTCCAGTGGGAATGACCGAGCCCCCGGCGACTGCAATCGCGCGGGGGCTACTTGTTGGTGTTGCTATCTCGGCGTGCGGCGGCCACCGTCTGCTGCGTTGCATGAGAGGTGGGCCATTCCGCGGTATCCGCTGCGGTCCTCGGTGTGGTCGAGGGCGAGAGGCTGACCCTCGTTCATTGGCTCGCCGCAGAAGTGGCACGGTTGGCCGATGGCTTGTGGCAGTAGCTGCGCCCGAGTGCGTCGGTGGTCGCTGCCGTAGCCGCGCTCTGCCGGCGTACCTCGTGCTTGGTCGCGTTGGCGTTCGTGTGTGGGGCAGCGGGTGCGGTCGGTGATGGTTGGGCAGCCTGGTTCGGCGCAGACGCGGCGTGCCATGGCTGCTCCCTGGTTTGGCCGGGGCCCAGCTCGAGCGTGGCTCGTGTGGGTGGCGTGTCCCGTCGGCCCGCGCGTGGTGGGCCTTGGGCGTTGCTGAGTGCTGGGCTCCGGGGATCTGGGGCGCGTCCGGGCATGCAAGAAGCCCCGACCCTGGTGGGTCGGGGCTTCTTTGCGGTCAACCGGTTGAAGGGTTGATGGATGCGCTGTGCGCAGCATAGCAGGAGAGTGCTCGGTCTATGTCAAGCCGGGCGTGCGTGGTCTGACACCGCGTGGGCGTCGTCGGCCGCGGTGCGCGTCGGCGTCGGCGGCGAGGACGTCGGACTCGCGGTAGAGCTTGCGGTGCCCCAGGGCAGCGGTGGGGGTGAGGCGTCCTTCGGTGATCCATCGGCGGATGGTGGACGTGGGTCGGTCGACGGCGCGGGCCGCCTCCTCGATGGTGAGGAGGCGGCCGTACGGGTCCCAGGTCACGACGCGACGACGACGGCGAGGCGGGCGTACTCGTCCTCAGTCCAGATGCGTTGGCAGTCGCGGTTGTTGCAGAGCACCTTGCCGGCGCCGTCCTCTCGGGTCAGGGTCCTCTGGTCGCAGCTGGGGCAGCGCTCGCGGATGCGGTGGATGAGGTCGTCGGTGCCGGTCCGTCGCTGGAGTCGTCGGGCGTAGCGGTGGGCGTCGTCGTAGGTGGTCTCGTGCCAGTCGACTCCGAGGACGGTGTCGACGTGGTTGGTGAGGTAGGTGATGTGCTGGGTGAGTGCCCACTTCACGGGGACGCCGTCGACGCGGTATCGGAACGGTCCGTGCTTGTGGCCGAGGTGGTCGGCTATCGCGAGGGCGATGTCGTAGGCCCAGTCGCAGACGTCGTCGACTTCGTCGATGGCGGGTGCGGGTGAGTGCTGGTCGACCTTGGTGGCGCGCCGGTCTGGGGTGTCGGTGTTGGTGCGGGTGATGAGTCGGCCGCCGGGCATGTTGTGGGCGGTGACTGCGAGGTCGGGGAGTGCACGGAGGTTGGTGAGGAAGCGGTCGGTGCAGCGGGTGCAGTAGTGGCCGGTGGTGGCTGGTCGTGGTGCGCATCTGAACCGCCCCGGGGTTTCCGGACACTTCGTGTTGTGTCTCTACCCGGACGGGATGAGACGGTTTCGTGCAGCGTAGTGGGCTGATTCGACCTCGATGGGTGTCAGGTCGTCGATGGACTCGTGGGGTCGGTCGTGGTTGAACCAGTGGACCCACTGCAGGGTGTCGAGCTCGACGTGCTCGACATCGCGCCACGGCCCGTCGGGACGGATCAGCTCGGTCTTGTACGCGCCGATCTGGGACTCAGCCATCGCGTTGTCGTAGGCGTCGCCCACCGAACCCACTGATGCGTCCACGCCGGCGTCAATCAGCCTGGTAGTGAAGGCGAAAGAGGTGTACTGGCTGCCGGCGTCGGTGTGGTGCACCAGCCCGGTCAGGTCGTCCACGCCGTGCTGGCGGCGTGACCAGATCGCGTGCTCGAGGGTGTCCAGCACCAGCTGGGTGCTCATGCTGGTGGCCGCGCGCCAGCCGACGATCATCCGGGAGTAGACGTCGATGACGAACGCGACGTAGACGGTCCCGGACCAGGTCGCGACATAGGTGAAGTCAGCGACCCACAGCCGGTTCGGGGCCGAGGCGGTGAAGTCTCGCTGGACCAGATCCGCCGCTCGGGCATCGCGCGGGTCAGCGATGGTGGTCCGCACCTGCTTGCCCCGCAGTGCGCCCTGCCAGCCGTTCGCGGCCATCACTCGCTCCACGGTGCACCGGGCCACGTCATGGCCCTGCCTGCGCAGGTGCAACCACATCTTGCGCGCACCGAACCGGGTCACGAACCGCTGCTGACGCGCGGACCGGATCAGCTCGCCGACCTGCGCATCGCGCAGCGTCCGCGCTGAGGGCGCCCGATCGCGGGCCTCGTAGTACGTCGACGGGGCGATCTTGACGCCGTGCTCGCACAGCACTCGACAGATCGGCTCGACCCCGAACTCCTCACGATGAGTGTCGATGAACTCGGTCAGTACCTGGGTGGGCGGTCGAGCTCCGCCGCGAAGAAAGCCGACGCTGACTTCAAGATCTCGTTCGCCCGGCGCAGCTCGGCGTTCTCCTTCTTCAACGCCCGGATCTCCTCCAGCTCCTGGGTCGTGCGACCCGGTCGGGTCCCGCCATCGACCTGGGCCTGGCGAACCCACTTACGCAGGGTCTCGGGAGACCCGATGCCCAGTCGAGCCGCGATCGTGCGGATCGCTTCGAACTCGCTGGTGTACTCGCCGGCGGCGACTGACTCCGTCACCATCCGGACCGCACGCTCCCGCAGCTCACGCGGGTACTTCGAGGGACGTGCCATGACTTCATCCTCCAGTAATGAAGTCTCCGGACATCCCGGGGCGGTTCAATCCGGTGCAGTGGTTGGTGCAGCTGTCGGGGCATTCGGTGGTGTGGGTGCAGTCGGGCTGGTGGTTGCCGCGGGTGGTGCAGCCTCTCGTGCAGGGCTGGGGCATGGGTGCTCCTGGTGCTGGGTCCTCGGGTGAGTGCGCTGTTTAGTTGGGCCGTGCGGTGGTGCGGGTGGGCTCCGTGCGGATGTGCGTGAGCCCACCCGCAGTGTCGGGTCAGGTGGCGTTGTCGAGGTCGGCGAGGGTGTCTCGGTGCTGGACTGCCTGGCTGCGTAGGTCGGCCGCGACGAACGCGGCCGACGTTGCGTGCGCCTGGTCAGCGAGGGTGTCGCACTCGTCGGCGCGGGTCTGCGTTTCGAGCGCCGCCCATGCGCGCTCCTGCGCTTCGGGGGCGGCACCGGTCATGATCGCCATCACGACCTTGATGCGCCTGGCTCTCATGGCGTCTGTGGTGCTCATCCGCATCAGACGTCCTTGTTGGTGGTGGGTTCGGGTGCGGGCTGACCCCACATGCGGCCGACGGGGTGGATGACGGGCACGGCTGCGCCGATGCTCACGGGCACGTACCGCTCGAACGGGTACTCGCGGCGGGCGGAGTCGATGTCCTCGGGGTCGAGCCACACCCGGAACCCGGGGTGCCACTCCTTGACGCTCAGCACGAAGTCGTCGTCACGATCGGCGACGAGCTGTGGGCCGGGCTGCGGGAACGGCGCGGGCTTGAGGAGGTCGGGGTTGGATCGGGGCAGGCCGGCGTCGGCGTTCCACCCGTAGGGGGCGGTGATGCCTTCGGGGCCGTCGTGGGTGGCGGCGTCGAGGTCGGCGACGCCGCTGCGTCGGGTGAGGTCGGTCGGGTCGATGGTCATCGCTTCTCCTGGTGGCAGGTGCAGTCGCAGTTGGTGGGTTGGTCGGTGGTGTGATCCCATGCGGACTGGTCGCAGGCGGTGTGCTTGCCCTGGTCGCAGTCGGGGGACGGGTGGACGCTCATGGCTCAGTCCTCCACGCGCTCGTACGTGGCGGCGAAGATGTCCGGCTTGGCGCTAGCCCCGCTTGAGGTAGCGGATCGCTGCGCGGAGCCGTGCAGGGTCGTCGCGGAAGAACCCGAGACCCTTGTTGCACGAGTCGCACAGGACCCCACGAACACGCTCAGAGACGTGGCGGTGGTCGATTCGCAGCCGCTCAGTGTTGCCACAGATCGCGCACTTGCCTTCGCGCATGAGTTGCTCGTACTCGTCCAGTGGGATGCCGTAAGCGGACTTGGCCTTGTGGGCAGCCACGCGCTCCTTGTTGGCCGCAACCCACTCGCGGTGCTTGGCCTTCTGGCGTTCCTTGTTGGCCGCGTAGTACGCCGCGCTCTTGGCGCGAGAGCAGGCCTTGCACCACCCTGCGCGCTTGCGAACTCCGTAATAGTCCTCACGGGGCTTCATCTCCCCGCACTTCGGACACCGAATCAGTTCGTTCATCGTCGGCAACTCTCTCGTAGGTTGCCTCAAATATATCACTCTTGCACGGGTAGAACTCGCCCTGCACGCCACGGATGATCCAGTCGTCTCGGCCAGCCACCATGCGCCCTTCGAGGGTGTTGATCGCTACGAGGTAGGGCGGGCCGTCGCCGTGGCAGTCGGCTGACTCAAGGCGAGCGGCGGATCCGGTGAACGCGAGCACCTCGTCCGCGTTCTGGCCGGTCCACTGGATGGCGTCGATGACGACAGGCTTCTTGCGGTACTCGGGCATGGGTCAGTCCTCCTGGGTGGTGTTGGTGGTTCGGTCTCGGTGTCGAGTGCGTCAGCGACGGCCTGGGGCATCGGGGTGCACCGGGTCGGAGCGTTCGCAGGCGCACTGCACGGCTCCCCGGGCTCGCAAGTGAAGTGCGGGTCGATTCCGCGCAGGTCGGTCCACCTCAGAGGGCGGCACACGCAGCCGTCACGGGCACAGTCCCGCTGGGCGACCCCGCACGTCCGCGAGTAGCCCTCGGGCTCTGTGGCGGCCTCTCGTGGCTCCGACGTGGGCGTGAACCGGTCGCGGCGGCTCATCGGTCGGCAACTCTCTCGTAGGTTGCCTCAAATATATCACTCTTGCACGGGTAGAACTCGCCCTGCACGCCACGGATGATCCAGTCGTCTCGGCCAGCGACCATGCGCCCTTCGAGGGTGTTGATCGCTACGAGGTAGGGCGGGCCGTCGCCGTGGCAGTCGGCTGACTCAAGGCGAGCGGCGGATCCGGTGAACGCGAGCACCTCGTCCGCGTTCTGGCCGGTCCACTGGATGGCGTCGATGACGACAGGCTTCTTGCGGTACTCGGGCATGGGTCAGTCCTCCTGGGTGGTGTTGGTGGTGCGGTGTGGGTTGGGCGTCGGATCGGGGTACGTCGCCTGCACAGCGCGGGCGTCCTGATGCCCTGCGTCGTAGCCCTCGCCCCAGGCGTCGGCACGGATCGTGCGCTCGTACGCCTCCCATGCCTTGGCCTCGAACACCACGACGCGGCGCACGTACTCGCGGCGCTGGTAGCTGCTGGGACCGCGCATGAGCGCCATCGCGAGCGTGATGCGGGCTTGGCGGACCTGCTCGGGGGTGTCAGCGCTCATCGCGACCACACCCGAACGGGATGCGCGGGCCAACCGTGCCGTGAGCGCCGTGGAACTCGGTGTGTCCGTCCTGCGTGAGCCAGTCCTCTCCGTCCCACTCCAAGACCTGCCACTCGGCTGCATTGGGGCGCAGGACGGGGTAGAGCCCAGGTGCGCGATCGTGGGTGTTCGGTTCGGCGCTCGCCTCCCCGCCAGCCAGGGCGGCAGCCTGATGCGCCGCGAATGCCCGGTCACGACGGATCGTGACCTCCTCATCCCCGCGCTCGGGGTAAGTCTCGGCTCCGCAGCGGCACCGGTCTGGCGCTCCGTAGGACATACCCGACTGCTCCCTCTGGTGCATCGCTAGGGTGTCAAGCGCGTCGGTGCGTCGGGCACGCTCGGCGGCCACGTCAGCCGAGGCCGACGTGACGCGGTCGCGCCAGTAGTCGCGGGTTGTCGTGAGCGCGTACACCTGGCAGGTCAGTCGCTCGTTCTCGGCACGCTCAGCAACCACTTCCCTGGACATGTCCGCGAGTTGGTGCGCGCTCGCTCGGATGGCCTCCTGGAGTGAGTCCACAGAGGCGGTGAGTGCGGCCACGTCGGACTCGGACTGCTCCCTGTCAGTCTCGCTGCTGATGCGCAGGCCGCGCTCGTGCTCGGAGCGTTGGCGCTCAGCAGCCAGGTCAGCCTTGGCCTTCGTGAAGTCCTCGGCGGCGCGGGAGAGGTCGGCGCGCGCGTCGAGCAAGGCGGCCTCAGTGAGCGCGAGGCGAGAGGTCTGCTCCCGCAGCCGATCGACCTCGGCCTCGGCCTTCTCGGCGCGGGCACGCTCAGCAGCCAGGTCAGCCCGCAGGCTCGTGACAGCCATAGCGAGCGACTCGCGTGGGTTCGGGTCCTTCACGAGGTCGGTCAGGTCCGATGCCGCGACGGCGAACTCGGCTGACCGTTCCCGGTTCCACTCGACGGCGAGGGTTGCTGCACCGTCCCGCAGCCGCTCGTTCTCGGCGGTGAGGGCATCGTTCTCGCGCTTCATGACGTCCCAGTGCCAGTCGAGACGGTCGTAGGTGGTCGCCTTGCGCGCGACGTCCATCATCTGCTCTCGCAGGTGGTTCTTCTTGCCCTGCCAGACGTCGCGGAGGATGGCCTCGATGACTTCTTCTGCGATGCGCTGGAAGGCTGGGGTCGCCCACATGGGCGCGTACTTTCCCTCGTACGTGCGGGGGTGCCATTCGGCCTTGTGGCGCTTGTCGTGGTCGGCCAGTCGCTCCCGCAGCCGCTCGACCTCGTGTCGAAGTTCTTCGATCTCGCTCATTACGCGGCCCTTCTCTTGGCTTCTCGTTGGCATGTGATGCAGTTCCTCTTGCCCTTCCAGACCCGCGTGTTCTCCGCGCTGTACTCATGGCCTTGAGGGCAGTGCGTGATCGTCGCGGCCCATCGGCGAACGTTGTCGCCGCGCGTGACTGCCTCAAGGTGCTCAGGTCTCACGCATCTCTTGTTGCGGCACAGATGATCGACAGTCATGCCGTCTGCGATTGGCCCGTTCGCCAGTTCGTACGACACGCGGTGCGCGAGACACCTCCGAGACTGGTTGTTGAACTGGCCGTATCCGTTCGCCCACGTTGCCCCGGTCCACTCCCAGCACCCGTCGCCCTTGGCGACCTTCGCCCAGAACCGCTCTTGTGGCGGGGCGTAGCGGTTAGCCACGGTTCACCTCGGCGGTGAGTGCGGCCACGTCGGGCAGCTCGCCCAGCACCGCATCGACGGCGATCCGTGCGAACATCACCGAGGAATCGGGGTCGGGGTCTGCATCCGATGCCCACGCTGCTGCTACGGCCTCCACGAGCGCGTCGAGGTCGGGGGTGCGGGCCGCGCGCGCCTCGCCGACGGTCACGGTGCGGGTGCTGCCGTCGGCGTAGTGCAGCGTGAGCTCGGTGCCGGGCGTGCGCAGCGCGTCGTAGGCCGAGCTCGTCGCGGGCTCAGGTGTGGCGTCGTACGCGAGCGTGTGCTTGCTGATGCACTCGGCGTACGCGCCGCCGTGCTCGCGGCAGGTCGTGCGCTCGTCGGTGGCGTCGTGGCGGGGCTCGGGGGTGGTGGTCATGCGGCTGCCTTCCTGGTGTGGTCCCACGCGTTGACGCGGGTGTCGAGCGCGGGTCGTGTGGTGGCGCCGGCGCGGGCCTTGCACCCGCACCGGCAGAACGCGATGTGCCGGCCGGCGTGGTGGCGGCGGCGGGGCCGCTCGGTGGTGCTCATGCGACGAACGCGGTCGGTGCCCATGACGCGAGGTGCGCTCGGATGAGTACGCCGGCGCCGGTCGGCTCGGGCGCGTAGATCTTCGACACGTGCGTGTCGACGACGCGGCCGTCGTCGACGTACACCACGCCCGTGAGCGCGTCCAAGATCGCGCGCTCGAGCTTGTCGACGTCGGGCTTCACTGCGGGCCGCATGGGCGCGGACGCGCGCAGTGTGCCGGCGTTGCGGCCGGTGCCGTAGTGCCCGCGGGGCCGCTCGATCATGAACACGATGCGCAGCTCGATCGGTGCGTCGACCGGGGGTCGGCCGAGCATCGCCTGCCGGGCGCCGAGCGTGACGCGTGCACGCCACGGCTTGAGCTTCGCGTCGTTGTCGTCGAGGATCACGGGCCGCCTGCCGTGGCGGCCGATCTTCTTTGACCCCTGCGGGATCGGGTCGCCGGCGATGTGCAGGCTCACGAGCTGGTTGCCGGTCATGACGCGGCCTGCAGTGCTCGGGCGACGCGGGCGCGGCGCCGGCGGTGCGAAACGCGGTAATAGACGCGGCGGCCTTCGGTCGCCCATTCGGACGTGTCGCCACGCTCGCACGCGGACCGTGCGGCGCGCAGCTCGTCGTCGGTCCAGTCGTCTTCGTTGGCGTGCACGATGCGCGGCATGTTGCGGAACCGTGCTTGCTGCCCGGTGCGGCGTAGGTCCGACGCACGGTCGACGTCGGTCCGTGTCCAGTCGAGCAGATCCGCGACGGACCGGTCGTCAGGAACCATCGCGGCGAGCACGACGACGAGCGCGTACAGCTGCTCGGTGGTCGCGCTGGTGAGGATCTCGTGCACGGGCTCGGTGTCGTCGCGTACGAGCGTGACGAGCTGGGTCGCGGTGGGGATCGCGGCCTTGACGAGTCGGGCCTTGCGCTTCTGCTCGGGCGTGCTCATCGCTGCACGCCTTCGAGCTCGGAGACGCGGGCGCGCAGGCGCTCGACCTCGGCGATCAGGTCGCGCACGTCAGCCCATGACGCGGCGAGAAACTTGCCGTTGGGGTTGCGAACGTCGCAGATGTCGGCGCGGTACACGCGCTCGTCGTCGCGTGGGGTGTCGTCGGGCAGACCTTGCGCGCGGGCGACCTGGTAGACGGCGACGTCTTCGACGTTGCGCCTGATGTGGTTCTCGTCGGTGAGCGCGAGCCTCGCGTCGCTGCGGGGCTGGTCCCACGATTCGGCTGCCCATGCGCGGATCTCGTCCTCGATCTGGTCCTCGGTCATGGTCGTGTACTCGCGCAGCGACTCGCGGTTAACGTCGGCCTCGCGGCCGGTCGTCGATCGGTCGACGGTCACAGTGGAGACGACCTCGCAGACGCCGACGCCAGGCTGCCGGCCGCACAACGCGGCGGAGTGGTTGTCGGTGTTGCCCCACCAGAACCACGGGCCTTCGGTGGTCGCGGCGTGGCGGGCGCGGATCGCGTCGAGGTCGAGCTCGGTCGCGGCCGTGTGGGTCTCGGTGCTGGTCATGGCTGTTCGTCCTCGTCGTTCTCGTCGGTGGTGGTGGGTTCGGGCTCGGTGCGGTTGCGCCAGTCGGGCGGCGCGGTCGTGAGGCCGGCGTTGCACTCGTCGCACACCCGTTGCCGGTTGCCGTGCGCGCAGGTCGAGTGCTGCCGCTGCTCGCCCTTCGGCGTCTGCGACCAGTGCGCGCCCGGCCGAGGGATGAGACCGGGTGTCTTCGCCTCGGAGTTGCCCGCTGCTCGGATCGCGGCGACGCACACGTCGACGGCGGTCGCGTCCTTCGCCGCCTCACGCACCGCGGTCTCGATGCCTGGCAGGTCCCAATCGCGGCGCAACAGGTGCACGAGCTCGCACAGGCGTTTCCCCTGCTGCTGTGTGAGTCTCATCGGATGCCACCTAGCGGCGCAGCCGGCATCATCACGTCGCGGCGGTGGTCGGCTCGGGTGCGGTCGCTGGGCGCGGTCCGGGCCACGCGCGTTACGTAGGTGACGCCATGATGCAAAGCTGCGCCGCGTGTTCCCTTCCCTTCCTTATTCCCTTCCCTTCCCTTCCCTGACAGGGTTTTGCAAACACGCTCAGTGAGGGTGCAGTGAGGGCTCAGTGAGTCGGTCACTATTCCTCACCCGGCTTGTCGTGGATGGTGCACGGCGGGATGCGTGAGGGTGTCGGGCGGTTGACACGCTGGTGCTCGCGCCACGACACGATGTGCAGGTAGCGCTTGCCGTCGACGACGTACCGGCACAACGGGCCGGATTCCGTTATGGCGCAAAGGTGTTCGTCGATCTTCTTCGGCGTAATCTTGTCGTCGAGCGGGTAGAGCTCGGCCTTGATGAGCCGGGTCTCGTCGAGCCCGCGGCCGACGTCGTCGAGGTAGGTGAACAGCCCGGCGAACGTCCATCGGACGTCAATCGGCCACGCGCAGACCGTCAGCGATGAGAACATCGACGGCTTGATCGTGCGGATACGTGCCACGTCAGGACACCGACAACTCTGTCAGCACGTCCCATTCGGCGACCGGAACGCGGTAACACTCGCTGTATCCGCGGCCGTCGGGCAGCATGAGCCGGCGGGCGACGTCGTGCGGCGTCATGACGCGACCTCGATGTCGAGGTCGAACATCGCGCGTTGCCCCTCGATCTGTTCCGCAGGTGGCTTGTGTCCTGCAGCTTTCGCGCGTTGCTTCGGGTCGGTGGTGCGCCAGGTCGCGAGGCGGCAGTAGTCGGCGGACATGTCGACGCTGATGCCGTGTCGGCCGAGCGCGTCTGCGACGAGCGCGGTCGTGCCGGTGCCGCCGAACGGGTCAAGCACGACGCCGCCGGCGGGCGACCAGGCGCGGATGATGCGCCGCGGCCACTCGGTCGGGAACGCCGCGAAGTGGTCGACGCCGAGGTGGTCGGGTACGTGCAACGGCTCGGTGGCGATGGACCAGACCGAGCCCGGTAGCGAGCCGGCCGCGTTGCCGGTGTTGTGCCGCTCGCCTGTGACGTCGCCGAACTTCCCGGCGCGACCCCACGGGGACGGGGCCCCGCCGTCGCGCGGCTGCGTCCGGGCCGACTTATGCGGCTCGCGAATCGGGTCGACGTCGGCGTAGTAGCGCGGCTCAACTGTGAAGTGGAACCACTGCTCGTGCGAGCGGCGTACGCGGTCGGTGACGGACTCGGGGAGCCCGTTCGGCTTCGACCAGATCACCTCAGCGCGCAAGATCAGCCCGAGGTCGTCGATGCACCGCAGGGCATACCGCCACGGGATGCCCATGAGGGACTTATTCGGGATGCCGATCGCTTTCGGGTTGCTGCGTCGCCAGTAGTCCGACGAGGACATCGTCGACTGTCGGCTGCTGTTCTGCTGCTGTGCGCCGCTGTACTTGTCGCCGAGGTTGACCCAGAGGGAACCGGACGGCTTGAGCACGCGGACCATCTCGCGGGTGCACTCGATGAGCGCGTCGACGAACTCGGTCGGGGTCGCCTCGTCGCCGAGCTGCCCGTCGTAGTGCTCGCCGCCGTCCTGGTACGAGCGGAGACCGAAGTACGGCGGCGACGTGACGATCAGGTCGACCGCGCCGTCTGCGATGGGGAGTGCGTGGGCGTTGCCGCGGACGATCGCGGACATCACTCGGCCGCCTTGTTCTGCTCGTCGTGCTGCTCGATGAGCGCGGCCCGGACGGCGCGCATCTCGTCGTTGGTGAGGTCGGCCGCGGTCGCGATGTCGGGCCGGTCGGTGAGCTCGCGGCAGAACGCGAGGCGTGCGGCATTGTCGGGCAGGCCGACGCGGTCGAACAGCTCGGCGAGGCTGGGCTCGTCGGGCTCGACCTCGGCGTCGACGACGTCGGGCTCGGCGGCCGGTACGGCGAGGGTGGCGAGTCGGTCACGCGCGGGCGCCGTCGCGGCGGCCTCGGCGGGCCGGTCGGCCTGCTGCATCTCGTCGTCGGTGTAGATACCCGACAGATCCTGCGGGAACGCCATACGCCACGCGAGAGCCTCGGCGCACTTCGCGATCTGCCCGCCGGGCCGCTGCGCCCACATGCGGGTCAGCTCGCCGTTGCGCTTCGTCTGCGCGTACTCGTCGAACAGTGCGGTCGCGGTGAACGGGTCGCCGTCACGGCGGATCGTGACGCGGGCCGCTACGGGGTTGCCCCACGACTTCGACCACACGGGCGACCACCCGCGCTGCTCGCCGGCCCACTCGACCGCTTCGACGGACACGGTCTGTCGTGCTCGAGCGGCGGCGCGGCGGCCGATGAGTCGGAACCCGTCGATGCCGGTTTGGATCGTCCACTTCGTGACCTTGACCCACCCGTCGCCGTTCGGGTTCGGCTGCGACTCCTGCCGGCCGATCATGTAGATCTGTCGGGCGAACGGGTCGAGACCGGATCGCTTCGCGACGTGGAAGAACAGACCGAGGTCGCCCTCGGGCGCGTCGGCGACTCCGATGTGCGCGAGCGCGGCGCGCTGCTGGTCGGTGAATGCGTGCTGTCCCTCTGCGATCGTGAGGTCGGTGCCGGCGCGGTGCTGCTCAAGCTCGGTGTTGGTCATGGTGCGTCCCTTCGGGTCGTTCTGGTCGGTGGTGGTCATGCGGCCCATCCGGGCCGGTGCAGCTCGGTGATGCGGTCGGCGTACGCGGGCCAGTGATCGCGGGCGAGGCAGTCGGCGTACAGGTCGATCGCGTGGCGGGCGCGTTCGCGGCCGGCGTCGATCCATGACTCGGCGAGGGTGTGCACGCCGACGAGGTACGGCGGTTCCTTCTCGACGGTGACGAACACGAACAGCGCGTCGGGGTCGTCGATCACGCCGGCGGCGTTCGCGAGGTCGACGTACCACGGGGCCTGCACGTAGTAGCCGAACTCTTCGACCTTGCGCGCGAACGTCGCGGGGTTGCTGCCTCCCTTCGGCGTGGTCTTCACGTCGACGAACACGGGGCGCCCGTCGGCGGGGTGCGTGGTGAGCCGGTCGAACCGGCCGCGCAAGATCACGCCGGTCTGCGGGTCTTCGGCGTACATCGACCGCTCGGACACGCCTTCGCGGGCGAGCAGCGGACCGGCGATGTCGTGGTTGCGCACGGCGGAGGCCATGCGGCGGGCCTCGCGAAAGTCCTTGCGCAGCAAAGGAACCCGGCCGGCCTCGCGTGCGGCCTTCGCTGCGTCTTTCGCGGCGTTGGTGCGCCAGTCGGCCGCGTCGACGACGTGCACGCCTTGCCCGGTGCCGAGGATCATCTCGTGCACGGCGTGGCCGATGTCGTACGCCGCTTTGGTGACGGGGTGCGCCATGTCGTACCGGAACCGGGCCGGGCAGTCGAGCAGCAGCTTCGCGCCGGACTGCGACAGGCTGCTGCGGTCGGCGTGGTAGGTGGCTTCGTCGTTCTGCACGAGCGGGTCGGTGTCGTACCCGTTCATGCTGCGACCCGCCCGTTGTGGCGGTTCTCGGCGCGCGAGCGGGATACCGACCGGGGGTGCACGCCGAGGATGCGCGCACTGTTCGCGGTCGACATGCCGAGCGCGTCGAGCGCGGCGACCTGCCGGCGCAACGGCGACAGCCGGGTCGCGGCGAGCACGTCGGGGTGCTCGTCGTCGAGCTGCACGGGTGCGGCGACGTACGCGACGTCGACGGGTGCGGGTTGCCGTTCGGGTGCGTCGATGAGCCCGAGCATGGTGAGCAGCCGGCGGGCGTCGTCCGTGCTCGTCGCGTGCTCGGCGACCGTGACGCGGGCGCCGTGCACGAGGTGCCCGGCGGTGTCGGGGAGAGGCTTGTACGAGAGGCCGGCGCGCATGTACGTGCCGATGTCGGATCCGGGGAGCATCAGAGGGTGTCCTTGCGTGGGTAGGTGCGGGGTTTAGGCGGCGTACTCGGTGGCGAAGTCCCCGGCGAACGCGAGGCACGCGGCGTACGCCTGCTGTGGGACGACGCCGTTGCCGGCTGCCTTGATTTGTGCGTTGCGTGCGGTCGAGGGCTTCATTCCGTGCCAGATCGCGGGGTCGGTGATGTGCCCGTCGGGCAGTCCCATCAAGAACTCTGAAAACCTCGCGCTCAGGCGGTGTTTGCACGTGCAGCCTTGACCCACGTATTCGAGGCCATCCGCTGCTCCCTGTCCTCCCGCCAGTGCAGCCTCAGGTGGCACGACGCGCACAGCGTCATCAGGTTCGCCGGTTCGTCGTTCCGCCAGTTCCGGTCCTTGTGGTGAACGTGCAGCCGAGTCGTCGAGCCGCACGCCTCGCACGGCTTGCCGGGGAACGTCGCACCGCACCGGCGGCACGTGTCGTCGTAGCTCATGCACGCCCCTCGGCCTCGGCGTCGAGGTAGGCGTCGAGCACGTCGGCCGCGTAGTCAAAGCTGTTCGCGCGCAGCGTGGCGGAGTACGAGCGCGGGCACCCGGTGCCGACGTTGCGTACGGCGCGGTGTCCCTCGGGCACGGTCGGGATGACTTCGACGCGAACGACGGCAGGCTCGCTACACACGAGGAACCCGCTTGCGTGGAACCATGCGCCGTGCAGCCGGGTCGCGTACGTCACGTGCTCGACCCGCGTCGCGCTGATTCGGTACGTGACTACGGCGAGCGTGCCGTTCGGGTGCTCGGCGGTCGCCGGGTCGAGCTTGTCGGCGTCCTCGCGCAGCCCGGCCGCGAGCACGGGGTCGGGGCCGGCGTAGTAGTCGGAGGCGACGCGCAGCGCGTCGGCGGTCTTCTTGTCCTGGTCGTGGTCGGTGGCGGGCATCAGGCGGCGACCTCGGCGCGCAGCGTGGCGAGCACGCGGTCGGGCAGGTCGGCCGGCATCGGGTCGTACGCGAGCGCGGCCCGGTCTGCCTTGCGGAGCACGGCGAGCGCGCGGCGGTTGCGGCGGGCGTCGCTGCCCCGGCCGTTGAGGATGCGCAGCGCCTTCGCGATGCCCTTGTCGCGGTGCAGCTCGGCGAGCGACTGCCGGTGCAGCGCGGTCTCGTTGAGCACGTGCGCGGTGATCGTGTGGTGCATGTCGTGGTCGTTCATGGGATCCTCGTTTCTGGTGGTGGTGCCCCGGTCGTGCTGTGGTAGGTGCGGGCCGGGGTGCTGCTCTGTTGGTGGTGGGACGCCTGCCTGACCTGTGCTGTCCGGTCAGGCGTCCCACGGCTCGGGTGCCGGGTGGAATCGGCGGGTGGTGCGGCTGCGACGTCGCTCACCGAGGCTCGCCGCCGAGCATCGAGGCGAGCAGCTTCGTGCGGGTGCTGTCTTCTTCGATCAGGTCGGCGACCTTTTCGAGGACGGTGATCGCGGCACCGTGCACCTCTGGCGTGAGGGCTTGGGACGCGCCGCGCAGTGCCTCGGGTGTGACGGCAATCTGGACCTTGATCGTCTTGACGGTCATAGCGGGTCAGTCCTTTCCTGGTCGAGGTGCGCGGCGTGCGATGGGCAGGGGTAGCGGTCGCAGCGGTGGCAGATGTCGCGTTCCATGCCGGTGATGAGCTCGCGTAGGTCTTGCTCGGCGACGGGTTGCCCTGCGAGGTCGACGGTTTCGACGTCGCGGGTGTTCTGCGCCTTGTAGAGGCGAGCGAGCGCGTCTTGTGCGTCGTCGAGGGTGGTCCGGGTGAGCGGGCCGTCGGTGGTGGTGAACCACGCGTGGTCGCCGTGGACGTCGATGGTGATGCTCACGGGGTGCCCTCGGCGGTCTTCTTGTCCTGGTCGGTGCTCATGCGGTGGTCCTCTCCGCCCAGAAGGCGTTCACGGCTTCCAGTGATCGGGTCTCACCGCCCTCGGCGTCGACCTGCTCGGGCTCGAAGGTGACGCCGATGGCCTCGATGAAGCGGTCGCGCTCGGTCTCGTCCAACGGGCGAGGGATGGACAGTCGGCCCACGATCGTCCCGAGCAGGTAGCAGCGGGCGGTCTCCCTCCCGCTGCGGTCCCGCAGCGCGCGGATGGCGTCCACCAGGGTCGTCTCCGCGGGCGGGTCGAGCTTGTCGGCCTCGGTGCGGTTGATGTCCGCGCACGCGGGGTGGCCGATCTGGTCGAAGATGTCGGCGTTGGCGCGGAGCAGGTCCGCGATCTTCTTGGTCTCTTCGGTGGTGGTGTTCATCGGTGGTCCTTCCGGGTCGCGCGGTAGATCACCGCGGCGGTGAAGATGAGGGAGAGCGCCAGCCATGCGAGGCCGACGGCGGCGTCGGCGTTCACGGGACGTGGTCCTCGTGCTCGGCCGGGCGACGCTGGTACGCCGACTGCGCGAACTCGGCCCGCACCTGGTCGATCTGGCGGCCGGCGCGCTTCCAGTCCTTGCGGAGCACGTACGCGAGGTAGGCGCCGGCGAGGAGCGCGACGAACAGGTAGACGAGGTCGTTCATGGGAAGATCCCTTCGTTGGTTGGCCCCGGCGCGCGCTGTGGTAGGTGGAGCGCCGGGGCTGACTGCTGTTCGGATGTGGTGCGGGGCGGGCGACGGACCGCCACAGAACGCCGCCCGACCCGGTCTGTTGGCACCTGCCCCCGCTGAGACCTCGCGGAGTCCATGGGCATCGGGCCCACCAGCGGAGACAGGTGGTCACTCCGGCTCGGGCCCGCCGAGCCAGACGAGGTTCCGGCTGTACCGGCGCGACGCCCTCGTGGTCTTCGTCATCCGCACCGCGTGGATACGGCCGGCGGACGCCCACCCACCCATCACGGCGGGGATGAGGTTCGGGCTGTGCGGCTCGACGTCGGCGGGCGCCAACTTGTCGGCGAGCTCACGGACGTCCTCGGCGGTGAAGGTCATACCTCCGTTCGCGAGGGCGTCGAGCGCGGCGCGGACGTGGTCGCCGTACCCGCGGTGCGGTGCGACATCAGCCGCGATCACCGCGGCCGTGCCCTCATCACGCAGCTCCTGGCCGGTGCTCATCGCTGACCCGCCTCGTGCCGTGCCCGCTGAGGGCCGCCCTTCGGTGCCGCCATCAGCACCCGCAGGTCGTGAATCGCCTTGTCCTGCGCACGTATCAGGCACTCGATGTCCTTCATCTGCCCAGCGGTGAGGGCCCGGCCGTGCCCGTTGAGGCCGGCCTCCTTCACCGCGATCAGGCGGTCACGCTGCCGCTTCGCGTACTCCGCGCGCTGCCGGTCACGTGCTGCGGCCTTCCGATCACGGGCCTTCGCAGGGTCACGCTTCCCGCGGCCGTAGTGCTGCCCGGTCGCACGCCGCGCCATCCTGGCCACGTCACGGGCGACCCGCTCGTCAGCCGTCTGCGACAGCCCGATCGGTGCGGCACCGCTCGGGTGCGTGAACGTCATGACGCCAGAGGCGTTCTCGTGGTCGTAGGCGTACCCGAGCGCTTCGAGCTCGGTCACGGCCCACTTCGCCCATCGCTTCATCGGTGGTGCCTCCCGTCGTCGGGGTGGGTGTGAGGTGCCCGGCCGCTCGACCCATCAGGGGGGAGGTCAGGGGAGCGGCCGGGCGGAGCGACCTGCCAGCCCGGACAGGGGGGAACGGGCACGGTGGTCGCGGTGCGATCGCCCGACTGTGCACGGGCCGCGCGCTGACCGCGGGATCGCTTGCAGGACAACAGGATTCGTTGCCCTTGGGGTACTTCACTAGGACAGGGACGCGCTTACGTTGTCTGCCGGGGCCTTGCGCTGGTCCGGTGTGCCGTCACGGCAGTCCGGTTCGCTCGCTCCCTCACGGCGTGTGCGCCCCGTACCAGTAGGGGCCCGTATCCTCGGCGCGTCCTGCTATTCACGTTTCAAGCTGCTGGTGGTGCTGAGTGCCGCCCCCGGACTCGAACCGGGGTGGAAGTCCTCCATGTCCATCGCCTCGACCAGCGCCCGCAGCAGCGACATCGCGTCGCGGCGGTCCACGCTGATCTGCCACGCGTTCTCCCGTCCGGGCCCGGTGCCTGCCGGCGTGAGGTGGATGAAGCTGGGGTCGTCGGTGCAGTACGTCGAGTCGACCGGGCCGGCGATCACGACCATGTGCGACGGCGCTCGGAGGTCGGCCATCAGCGGACCTCGGGCCAGGAGTCGCCAGCCTTGTGGCGCAGGATCTTCATCGACTTGCCCTGACGCCAGGCGTTCCACGCCTTGATGAACCACGCCAGCACCTCGGGCGACTCCGTCGCGAGGCGCGTGCTCCCATCGACCGAGAGCCGGTTCCGCAGAACGAGGATCGGGCTACCCTCCTCGAGGCCGGCGCCGGTGCGCAGTGCCCCGAAGAACTCGTCAGCCATCGGCCGCGACTTCGCAGCGAAGAGGTAGTAGGCGAGTCCGAGAGTGCTTGCAGCGCAACGGATTCCCTTCGCGCCGCGCGTGTGGTCGGCGACCACAGCGGCGTCAACGACCTCTGGGTGCTGGTCGAGGTACGCCTGCATCTCCTGCTTGGTGGGGGAGAGAGACGTGTTCGTGAGTGAACCGCGCTCCAGCATGATCGTGCGGCGCAGAATGCTCGCCGTCGTCTTCGCGTGGGTCGACTGGCCGCTGAGCTGCAGCACGTCGGACATGGCGCGCTTACGGCCGTCGTCCATCGTGGCCTGCGCTTCGGCCGGCAGGTTCCACACGACGAACACGCGGATCGTCGCCCCTGACTTCACACACGCGGCGAGCCGGTGCTGGCCGTCGAGGAGGGTCCCGTCTGTGGCGAACCGGATCGAGTCGCCGTTGTTCAGGAAGTTCCCGCCAGCCATGTCGCGGGCGAGCTTGGCGACATGGATGGGGGAGATCGTCCTGTTGCGGGTGTTCCGTTCGGCGAGGATGTCTCGAGCCTGAGCGGGGGTGATCGTCATCAGCCCGGAGCGGGGACCATCGGTGCCGGTGTCGAGGTTGCCGGTGATCGGGTTCAGGGTGAGCGTGCTCATGTAAACTCCTCAGTGGATTTCTGGAAGGGACTCGATGACCTGGTTCAGCAGGTCTCGTGCTCGGAGAAGGTCGCTGCGGTTCGCCGCGGCGACCTTCTCCGCGTTCTGGGCGAATCGGTCGTCCTCGGCGAGGCGTCCGATCCGTTCGGTGACCTTGCGGAGGTCGTAGGAGGCCTGCCAGAACGCGTCTGGGAGGGGCTTCCGCTTCGGCTTCGGCTGTGGCCGGGTGTAGGTCTTGCCGTCGAGCCCGGTCACCCTCTGCGGCTCGGGCTCGGGCTCGGGCGTCGGCTCAGGTCGTGCGTCGAGGTCGGCCTGGTCGGTGACGTAGTCGGCCTCGGGCTCGTAGTCGTCGGAGACCTCGCCGGTCTCGACGTTGACCATGGGCTGCGGTGCAGGTGGTACCTCGGGTACCACCTCGCTCGCCTGGCGATCCTTGACCACCGTCTTGTGCGTGACGCCGACGACCGGCGCGATCGCCCTCGTGCTCAGCCCGGCCTCGGTCAGCTCGCGCACCACCTCGCGCCGAAGCGGCGCACCGAGCCGGGTCAGGGTGTCGCCGAACCGCTCCGACACGTACGCCCCGGGGGATGCGTACCCGAGCGCGGCGTACGCCTGCCGCTCGATGGCCTCACGGATCAGAGGCATCACCGCGGTGTAGTTGTCAGCGATCGTGTCGAGGCGCAACGAGATTCGGTTGGTGATGCGCTCGGCCTCCACCTTGTTCATCGGGGCAGTGGTCGCTTCGAGTGCGGTCATCGCATCTCCTTCCGGGTGGGGTGGTTGAAGTGGCCCGGCCGCTCGACCCACTGATAGGGGGATGAGCGGGGAGCGGCCGGACCGTGCCGCCGAGCGACGTGGATTCGCTGCCTCCGATTCCCAAACGGGTGGATGGACTGGTCTCCGCGCTCGACGACGAGCGGCCTATCGCACGGGGGTACGGCAGGCCGCAGCACTCGCGCCGGGGATCGGACCCAGGTCGCCGCCCCACGTTCGTTGGCGGCTCGCGAGCGTGAATCCCGTTGGTGTTGCTCGGGATTCATCGGTACTTGTCACAGATTCACTGTTGATTTATCGACGGTGGCGTAGCCGTCAGACCGGGCGTCCCTCGATGGCGAGGTGCACCCTGGCGAGTCCCGGTCTTCCTTGGTCCATCTGCTGCGTGCCGCCCCCGGACTCGAACCGGGGCGTATGCCGTCGCGGCGGTCAGGCGTCAGGGAGTTGCTGCAGCCACGCGACAAGGTCGGCGTGGAGGATCAGCCGGTCGCGGTTCCCGATCCGCTTGCTCGGCAGCAGCGGGAGCCCGGCTTCCTGGGCATCGGTCGCGTTCATCGCTCGGTCGATGAGGCGACGGGACTTCCCGATCGCCCGCGCCGCCTGATCTGGCGAGTACGACAGCTGCTCCATCAGGGCAGCGCCCCCTCGATCGCCGCCTTCCGATCAGCGATGCGCTTCCGGATGAGGTCGACGCCCCGCGGCGTGACGTAGAGGGTGTAGTGGTCGCACGCGCCGAAGTTGTGGTTCACGACCGTTGCCTTGGCTTCGAAGTGCGCCCGGTACTCGGCCTTGAAGTCGTAGGTCAGAGACCCGCAGAGCGACTGCCGGCGGAAGATCAGTCCCTCTTCGAGGAGGAAGGCGCGGAGCGCTGTCTCCTTGATGTTGAGCGTCTTGGCGACCTCACGGACGAGACGTCCGTTTGGCTTGCTCAGGAGGTAGTTGTCAGCGATCTCGGCCTTCGGCTCCAACTCTGCGACCTTGCCCTGGAGCGCCTGGATGCGCTCCTGGGACTCTGTGATGACCCGGAGCGTCATCTCCTCGAACGACAGCTCGCGCGGTGGCGTGGTCTCTGCCTCTCGGGTGCGGACCGCGAAGTACGCCTGGGCTGCGGCGACCTCGGCCTTGCGCGGGTCGCCGTTCATCGCGACGAGGTAGCAGGCGAAGCGGGTGAGGCTGTAGTCAGCGACGGTCTGCTGGCCCCAGCGACCCCCCTCGATCACTTTCCCGGCGCCGGGAAAGTGATCGACAGCGTTGTTGCCCTGGGCCATCGCTGACTGCTTGGCCCGCTCGACGCTCCCCTCGAAGCGCTCCCACTTGTCGTAACCGAGTAGCGGCATCAGGTCGCGGGCGGACCAGAACTCCGAGCCGTCCTCACGGGTCTGACGGATCGAGTCGAACGGGCTGACAGCCCTCGGGCCAGTGGGCTGAACGTCGTACATCAGGAGGCCTCCGAAATCTGCTCGGCGGCGGCGTGCGGGTTGGCCATCAGCACTCGGCGGTCGGTGATGGCGAGCGCCGCGAGCAGAGCGTTGTAGACCTTCGGGCTCACTCGGCGGCTGTGGCCGAGCTCGATCTTTGCGATGTAGGGGCGCTTGACGCCGACCTGATCGGCGAGATCCGCGACGCCGATGCCGGAGCGGACCCGCAGCTCGCGGAGCGCGTAGCCGTTGACCTCGACGGTCGTAGCGGTGGGGTTCATGGGAGTAGATAACCACACCTAGGAACACATGGCAACAGATGGAAACAGGAACATTTGGTCAGTTGGCCTGCGGAAAGACATCGCTGTCATTTGCTGGGCTCACTCAGTGGGTGCAGGTGTTCCTGAGCGGATGTAGATGTTCCTAGGTGTGTCTGGCACGGTTGGCGCGTGGACATGAACCAGACGGATCGCGAGCGAATCGCGCAGCGCGTCAAGGACCAGAGGACTGCCAAGTACGGCACCAAGTCAGGCGCCTACCAGGCGGCTGGGCTGAACGCTGCAACGTGGGACCGGATCGAGTCAGGGCAGTCCGTCCGGGAGGATCGTCTGGTCGCCGCGTTGAAGACCTTGTGGCCCGACTCTGGCGGGAACTGGAGGAAGGTGCCGGGCGCCCTGTCCATCGGGGAAGGCCCCGTCTTCAGCGGTCAATACTCGGACCCGGGCTACATCAACAACGTGGAGAACTGGGTGAGCGAGCTACAGGACCGCATCGAGGCGCTGGAGGCCGAGGTGTACGGCAAGGCAGGCAGCGGGCGCGCAGAGGAGCGCCTATCGGACCTGCGGGTCGCGGCGAACGAGGGCGGTCAGACGGAGCAGAACCGGCGCGCACGCCAGGCCGAGGCCGACGCGGCCGGCGAGGAGAACCAGGACCCGGGAGACGAGATGTGACCGGTGTCGCACGCCACGCCTAGGTTCTCCGCATGATGCATCCGTGGCGGGCGCTCAGGGGACGCCCACACCTCGATGTCGTGTTCGCGGAGCTACCCCCGCGCACGCACGGGCTGATCAAGTCGGACGGGACCGTCGTGCTCGCGCGCGACCTGAACCAGGTGGAGCGGCGCTGCGTGCTGATGCACGAGCTCGTCCATGACGAACGGGGGATCCCGGAGGTGCCGTCGGCGGCCGAGGAGGCCGCGGTCGAGCGGGAGGTCGCGCGCCGGCTGATCCCGCTGAACGACCTGCTGCGGGTGGCTCGGATGTGCCTGCCGGCCGAGGAGGCCGCCGAGGAGCTGTGGGTGACCGAGGACGTTCTGACGTGCCGGCTGGCGTCGCTGGACGGGGGCGAGCGGTTCGCATGGCGGGCGATGCTGGCCGACCTCGCCGAGCACGAACCGTGCTGATGACTGACGTCGTACGCTTCTTGCACGAAATGACTGAAGGATGACTGATCTTCGGCCCCGCTGGATCGAGACTTCCCAGTGCCCCCGGGCTGATTCGAACAGCCGACACCCGCTTTAGGAGAGCGGTGCTCTATCCCCTGAGCTACGGGGGCGGATAGACCAGCTGCGATGGTAACCGAGGACGCCATCCAGTCCGCCCGGCGGTCACTGCAGGCGCGGGTCCTGCGAGGGGTTGGCGTACCGACCAGGGCAGCCGTCGCGCACGGCGTCCGGCCGCAGCTCGAAGTGCCACGGCTCGTTGTCGTACACCCGGCACAGCCCGTACGCCGCGCCGTGCTTGCCGAGCCACTTCGCCGCGAACGACGGGCCGACGTCGACCGCATCGCCCGACACGTGCGGTGAGGTCTGCGGAGTCGCCACCCAGCGGGCCGCCTTCTCCTGCGACCCGTACTTCGCGACCGCCTCACGCAGCAGCTGCTCCTGGTACGCCGGTGAGCGCCACCCGCTGTTGACCTCGAACCGCACCCCGTCCTGGGAGGCCCCGTCCGCCGCTCGTCGCAGGGCTGACCGCAGTGCGGGGTGGAGCCTGGCCACGGCCGGCGCCGACGAGAAGACTGTCGTGCCGTCGGGGACGACACCGTCCTCCTCGTCGACGACGTCGTCCTCCTGGTCGGCGCCGTCGTCGTGGACGTCGGTGCCGGCCTTCCGGGGAGCGCTGGACGCGGTGGTCGCGTCGCTCGTCACCTGCGGCGACCACGGCAGCAAGGTCCGTGACGGGCTCGGCGACGGTGACCGCACCGCGCCGATGAGGCCGATGCCGATGGCGAGCAGGACGAGCAGGACCGCGATCAGGGTGAGGCGCGACGTCCGGCGTACAGGTGTGTGGGTGACCAT